GGAAAGATTAAATTTACGCTGGTAGGAAAACGGATGTCTGGAGACATGAACACTGCACTTGGTAATTGTTTACTAATGTGCGCCAAGGTGTATTGTTACATGATGTCAGTTAAAGTGCGTAAATTTAGGCTAGCGAACGATGGAGATGATTGTGTGCTAATCATTGAATCTCGAGATTTCAAAAAGATCGCAACGCTAGACCTTTGGTTTCTGAAAAAAGGTTTCAATATGAAGATAGGGAAGCCTGTTAAAGTTTTGGAAGAAATCGAATTCTGTCAGTCCCACCCAGTACGTACGCCGCAAGGATGTTTGATGGTTCGTAAGTATCCAGTTAGTGTATCAAAAGATTGCTTAAGCATTAAGCCACTCAATAGCGAAAAGCTGTTCAAGAGATGGATTAAGGCAGTTGGCGAGGGTGGTATATCTCTTACCGGAGGTATACCCATTGTACAGGAGTTCTATGCTTGCTTGTTACGAAATTCAGGCAATGTTAAAGCTCTTACCAATGATCCCACGCAGGATACGGGGTTATCCCGACTAGCAGCTGGAATGAAGAGGGAATACTCCCCTGTAGATAGTTATACCCGCCTTTCCTTTTGGAGGGCTTTTGGAGTAGATCCAGCTAGGCAGATTGCATTAGAGCAAGTTTATAGGATGAAGACGCTGTGTTACGACAGCATCCGAGATCCGAATGACAACCTCGATATGAGGTTGTGATCCCAAAGGGCAGTCGTGTAACCAATTGCAAGTTCCCATACCAATATTGACAGTACACTCGGGTTTCGCACCCGCCCTAGACGAGACAAAGTGTCTGATATGTGACCATCCACGATTGTGAATACTAATGTGCTTGGTGAACGTCCCACGAGCGCGGATCGCGGCACTGGAGGGATAAGTTGTGAACAACACGTAACGGTTATGGGGTTGATAGCGGTAATGAACCAAAACTATTATTTTAGTGCTAACCAGAAAGCCAAGAGACTGCACGGATTCCCTGCTTCCACAGTTCGCTATTGATGTACAGTCCCCAGGGCATAGGGCATCCCATACTATGCCAAACAAAACTAAAGCCAGACGTCGGGTCGTCTCTAATAAACCCAAAACCACAAAACCAAAGAAAGCAACTCCTTTTTCGGATGCTGGTGCTGTCGTTGGATCAAAATTAGGTGCCATGTTCAATGCTCCTTATTTGAAAGGTGTTGGTAAGTGGTTAGGATCGGGAATCGGACAGATATTCGGTAGTGGAGACTATCAAATTGTCGGAGGAACACCTAATTATAATGTGATGATGAACGGCAATCAAATACCAAAGTTCTCATCTACATCACAAACCAACATCGTTTGTCATCGTGAATATCTTGGGGATTTCACAGGAACCTCTGGGTTCGTTAACAACACCTTCCCATTAAACCCCGGTATGGCTCAAACCTTCCCGTGGCTAAGTGCTATCGCTCAAAGTTATCAAGAATACAAATTTCATGGATTGATTTTTGAATTCAGACCCTTAATAACTGATTTTGTCACCAGCGGTGCGCCGGGTGTTGTTGTTATGGCAACCAACTACAATGCAGATGCCACTGCATACACCACAAAGCAGCAAATGGAGAATAGTGAGTATGCGGTTTCAGTTAAACCAACCAGAGAGTTGATGCACGGCGTTGAGTGTGCCACGAGCCAAACTGTGTTACCACAGCTATATGTGCGTACATTCGATCCGCCAACAGGGCAAGACTTGAGATTGTATGATCTTGGATTGTTCCAATTCGCTACACAAGCCAACCCGATTCAGTCCCTAGGTGAATTGTGGGTATCCTATTGCGTGGAATTTTTCAAACCTATCCTTCCAAGTGAGGTGGGTGGTGCAATCCTGTCTACCACTTTTGTCCGCTCAACAATCGGTGGAGCAACGCCTTTTGGCACAATCCAGGTATCTAAGACCGGT